GGGTCGCTATCGTCTAACAACACCATTTCATCCTTTAACTGCCTTAATTGAGTTTTTAAAGATACGGTGCTTTTCTCTACTTCCTTTTGACCTTTTACAAATTCATCGTTAACTTTCTCCGCTTCTGTTCCTACGGCTTGAACGTCCTTTTTTAAATCTTTAAGCGTTGCGCCAGCGTTACCCTCGTCTAAGTTTATTTTAATCGTTGCCTCTTGTGCCATATCTTATCTTTTTATCTTGCTTCTATTCTCATGAAAGAGTCAATTTCCGCAGTTATATTATTATTCCCGTTGTTGTTTGCTACTTGCATAAAAATATAATCGTTTTGATTTAACGTTATAGATTGCAAAATTGTAAAAAAGGCAACATCACGCCCACCAACTAAAGAATTAACTTGTCTCACTTGGTTTCCAAAGTTTTGAAAAGTTGAAGTTGAAGCTTCAAACTTTCTAAAACGAACCTCTAAAACGTTGTTTGGGTCTGAATCAAGTACTAAGTCAGAAATTAAGTTAAATTCAATAGGGTTAACTCCTAAGTGCCTAAGTTGACCGCCCGACGGGTTATCAAAGTGTTGTAAACTTTCAGAACTCCAAATCCCATTCAATGTGTAAAAGGTCGAGCCAGAACTCACAACCGTTGTAGAAGTAGAGTTAACAAATACTTTACCGCCTACATAGGTGTTTAATATACCAGTATTGCCTTTGAAATAGCTCTCAACGTCTGCTCTATCTATGTTTGGAACTATTGCGGGGTCTGTTGCGTCAAAAACTCCATTCCTTGAAACTATACAGTCGTCTAATTGTAAAGTGTTTGGGTTTGCAAAATTAGTCTTTCCAAAATCAATAAAACTAGCCGTACTAGGTAGGTCTATATTTTGGTTGCTTCTAAATCTACTATTCATTAAAAAAGCCGTTCCAGCTTCATAAATGGAATACGCCCCAGCCGTTAAACTTCTCACTATTGACGTGTCTATAAAATAACCACCTAACCAAGTACCCGACAAAATTAAGTTAGGAGTACCACCAAATCGACCCGTTCCCGTTTCTAATCCTTGTCTATATCCATTTAATTCTCCTAAAGATGTACACCCATTAAAGTTTATTCTCGAAATTTCAAAGGCGTTAAATCCGCTTGAATTGGTCAAGTCGAAAACTTGCGAACTTGTACCCGTTACCTCGATTTTAAAATCAAACAATAAAACATCCCCAGAGGTTGCACCCGTAAACATTGTATAAGTGTTTTCGCTAGAAGTTAGACCGCTTACGTTAAAATCGAAACCTTTAATGTTTATGCCTCCACTTGGAACAGTTATTTGAAACGCTCCCATATCAATCACACCATCCAAAAAATATTCTTTCGTGCTGTCTATTGTACCGCCTAAAGTAGTATTATAATTTGATTGTGTTACTATTACTCTATTGTTGAGACCTCCCGACTCGTAAAGAGTATCAATTCCGTTTTCGTCTCTTGTAGTTAATAAATCATTATTATTACTATCTAAAAATATAAAATAGTTTCCTATTGTTGGGTTTCCTATTGCTGAACCGTCAGCCGTTCCCATGTCTAAAAGTGCCATATTATCTTAAAATTAAATCTCCGTTAATATCTAAAGTCCCATTATTGGTTAACTTGTTCCAGTTTGTCATCTGTTTATTTTCTTTTATTGTTACGGTTTGCCCCGAATTAATTGTTTTAAATCCACTATGGTGGTCTGTTCCCTCTGTTATTAAACCATTAATATAAGTTACATTTGATTCGAATATCTCCAAACCGTCACTATTTATTAAGGTTACATTTTCAACACCCGCACCAATTAAATTGTTATCACTATTTACTAACCTTATATTTTTAGTATTTGCGCTTATTCTATTGTTATCCCCTAATATTTCAACATCTTTAGCCGTTCTATTTATATAGTTGTCCGACCCGCTAACCTTAGTTGTAAGATTATTAAAACTATTCCCGTCTTTTTGGTTAAATTGTGATTTGTTTTTAACTGGTGTTTGCTCCTCTTCATTCGTTCCCGTGCTTGGGTCAAATGGTAGAAAAGGCGTGTCATCTCCTAATACGGGAATAGTTGTAGGAATAAACCCAGTTAACTTAATTTCCTTTTGAAACTCGCACTTAACTAAACTGTTATCGCTTGGGTTATAGTTACTAATTTTCATTAGTCGCCAATATGCGTTATTGTGGTAAAACAAATCTCTAAAAGACAAAGTGTAAATATCTATAGGTTGCAAATGAAAGTAACCTTCAAAAACTTTACCGCTTGGGTCTAATATTCCGTTAATCATATCTTTGTAGTAGATATTATAAAGGTTGTTGTTTGTTACGTTTATAGGTGCTATATTGTCGTCATAATAAACCTCCTTAACTAGACCAAAATTAGTGTCATAAGTAGGGTTAAACGGGTCATCAAAATGACCGCAATATGGGTACTCGTAATTATTCTGTGGAATTGTTGCCGTGCTCCAGTCTAATTTCCAAGGGTTTAATAAATTACCTCCCGATGGGTTTCCTTTTAAACCACCATAATACAACATACGTCTATTAAACTTTGTCGGGATTGGTTGGTCTTGGTCATCTAGTTTTATAATTCTAGGGATAACTATTTCCCCGTTAGGCTCTCCGACTATTGGGGTCGGACTTAAAGTTAACTCTGTTTTATATTCCCCTTTTAAGAAATCATTAACGGCGGTTACTTCTCTATTACCGTAAACCTTTTGCCATTGCTCCAAATAAGTAGAGTTATAATAATCCTTATCCTCTTTATAGCTGAATGAATAAACAAGGTTTTTAAGTTTACCCGTAGGGGTAATTGTAAAGGGTTTATTTATTGCGTGTTTTTCGCTCCAATCATTTACCGTTGTAGTTTGGTAATAATCGTTGTAAGGCTCTATTATAAAGTTACTCGTATTAAGTGGGTCGGGTTGTACTTGTAAGTTATACTTTTTAATTATATCCTTTAAGAAATCCGTTTGCAAATACTTGTCGGGAATAGCTTTGTTTAAATCAAAAGTTGTTCCATAACCTACCGTAGAGTTAACCGATATATTACTAAACCCACCCACCGAGATATTAAGGTAGCAAGTACCGTCATAATTAACCCCAATTGAATTTTGAAACATAGCGCCAAACGCTTTATAAATTCCAGCGAATTCTATTGTTAAAACGTCACCAGCTAATAAGTTAACATTGTTAATGTTTAGATTATATCTATTAATTGGGGATTGAGTACGCCCCGCAGATAATCCACCAAGACCACCACTTGCCGTTTGCCTATGTGTAGCAATTCCACTTGTAGGGGGTGTGATTGTATTACGTGAGCCAACCGCTAACCCAAACGGACTTAGGTAAAAGTCTATCATATCTAGGGTTGTTGTTCCGTTCTTTCTTATTTTTAAATAACCTCTAATCTCAGAACTTACTGTTAAATTAGCTAGTAAGTCATTAGGTACAAAAGTAGCGTCTATATCTACTATAACGTTTAAATTATATTGACCATTAAAGTTAACCGTATACGCTCCCGTTGTATTGTTGTAAATTCCGCTTGGGTCGTCTACGTCATTAGTCATTACTATAACCTCGTTTGTCGGGTCGCTATCTTCTGGAATCGCTAAACTTTGAGTCGTACCAGTATCTAAAAAATTAGGAGTGTTAACGCTAAATTGTCGGGCGGTTATTTCGTCCGCCGTCATTGCGTAAATACTTGGGTCGCTTGGTATAATCTCCCTTTTAAATCTTTCACTATCTATAAAGGCACTTGTATAAGTAAATCCGTGTTGTTCAAAAATCTTATCCCAATACTCCTTAGCGTAAATTGCTGGAGACAACCCCCCAACTTGGTATGTGATTTGGTCGGTACTATATCCATAATCTATTAACGGATAAACATAACCTTTACCCAATTCAAAAGGAACGGGAATACCATTCTCTAATATTTGAAAGTCCCAACTCTGCTCTATAGCTTCTTTAACTAACGGGTGATCGTATTCGCTTATATCTAAATCCCTTAAATACTTTCCTTTTGCTTTACTAAATAAGTTCGCCGTATTACCAAATAAAACTATATTATAGTTAATGTCATTATTATCTAGTATCTCAATACTTTTTAACTGGGCGTAACCCTCCATTATTAATTGACCATCAACAAGATAATACATATCCGTTCGCTCTGCGGTGTTAAAACTTCCGTCCGTTAGATTAATATCATATACCGCCCCAAATAATTTATTCGCTATCTTACTATTTGGTATCTTAATCGTCTTAGAATAACTAGATTTTCGTTTATCTGGTTGGCTAATATCCGCAACGCTAAAAGTTAAAGACGGGTTTAAACTCTTTAACAAAGGTATCTCGGTATTATTTAAGTATAATTGCTCTGTCATCTATTTACGTTGTCGGTAATTGTTATTTGATAATGTAATTATTAGATTAACATTAAACAACTTATCTACCTTAGTAGTTTTAATTTGGTATGTATTAGATTGTATTTCGCTAACTGCGATTAAATTCGTCAAAACTTTACCTCCTATTAATGTTTCTTCTAAATAAATCTCTGGACTTGTAAATAGTTCCTCTAACCAAATACTTTGCTCCTCTGTTATCCAATTAGAATTTAACTCTATTTGGTCGGTAGACTTAATGTGGTAGTTTATATTTGTTCTATCCGATTTGTCGTAATTAAGTTGACCGCTTGCATCTATTCTAGTTGGATTAAACTTATAACTTTTCTTTTCTATATTAACAGACGGTTTACTAACTAAATCAAAGTTAAAGGTATTAAATGCCCCTAATTCATTTTGAAAGTGTAGCCTGCGAATAGGATAGTTACATTGTTCTTTCATTGTAAAGGTAAGTAAATCACTAATCCCACTTAATCCAGCGTCTAAAATTTGACAAGTGTATGAACTTACCGCCGTGTCTATTATAGGTTGCGAGCCTAATACAAGACCGCTTGTGACGTTATTTAAGTTCTTTGGTGCGGTTGCTACACTTAAATACTTTGCGCCCGTTATCCCCGTGCTTAATAAGTTTTGTATTTGGTAGGTGTCAATTAACCCGCCAGCACTATCGAAAGTTTTAACTTCTAAATATTCTAAGTCCGTTGCCGTG